ATAGGGCGGCCTTTATACCACCCTCCGCTTTCGTTGTCAATTTCTCTAACAATCGATTCAATTTCAATAGGACTAATAGGGTATTTCCTACGTATTGCATTTGCAGCAATGCTCATCATAATACGATACATATGGTGGTACCATCCAGATTCGTTGATCGTTGAATATTCTGCCACAAGCTGCTTATTGACAAATGGACAATCGCGATATGAAGACCACCTAATATCAGTGTTGGTCAATTTGCTCTCATAGTGCTTTTTGAGCTCTTTTTGGATTGCCTCTGGTAAGTGATCGCTCAATGTATTACCAGTACTACTCACAAAATCATATTTGTCCATCAGCGCAATAGGATCAAGAAATGGGCCCTCATGAGTGAAAATGAAATTATACGCATTTGGATATTGCGCTGGAACATAATACATACGAGAGAGATCTTTTGTTTGTGGATCTCCAAGTGAGTTATACTCTTTATTCAATGCAAACCAAAGATGCTTAATCTTATCAGCCTTTACTTCTTGTGTAAGCGGGAAGACGATTCTGAATTTTGGTTTTTCTTTCGATGAAGATGCAGAGCTATAGCACACGAATCGATGACCTTTAAAGGTTTCGATCGTTTCTTCGAATGAAGTATCATACTCATCAATGTCAAGGGCCACCCAACTAGCCCAAGAAATAACGTTTTTGTTGGCACGAGTAGTGCCCCTATCATAGGTAGCTGGTGTAATAAGCGGCGAGCCATCTTTTCTTTCTCCTTTTTTTGGTTTGTAACCTGGTTGTGTACTCAAAGAATATAACAAATCTTCAAAACCTTGCCACGTTGAAAAACTCATTTTGCGATGAGTCTTATTGTCGAAGATAGATTTGAATATCGTAAGTGAATACATTTTAAGAAATCTTTTTCAAATCACCATGATTTCCTTCATGAGAAGGAGCTGTCCAACCTTCTGGTTTAATCAAATCAGGAAGTCCCAATGGATTTGGTCTGGATTCTTTAATCCCAACTTCTTTATTCATATTTGCTTCAAGTACAGCATCCCATGCTTTATTGGAATCAATACCAAAAGCATCAAGAGTTCCAATAGCCACAACACATAGGTCAATAAGACCATCAACTACCTCTTCACAATCGATATAGCCAGCATTAGATGCTGCATCGATTGTTTCGTTCAATTCTTCTTTGAGAAAATTAATTCTAAAATTTAAGAATGTTCGTAGATCTAAATTGTTCATTTTTTCTACGGCTTCTTTCACACCATATTTTGTGTGCATATCATTAATATCTTTTACCCAATCTTTGCTCATCGTGTTTGTATTATACTGTATTTAGTTGATATTGTAAATATTAAAATAAGAATTGTTGAAGGTCAGCTCTTGGTTCTGCAGACCACCCAATTGCATCAAGGATAATGTTAATGGGATCTAGGAATGTCTTTTGGAATTGAAGGTCGTGGTTGATGTATTTAGTGAGTTCTAATTCATCCGGTAAATGGCCTGGGAAAGAAATAACATTTTCTTGGATTGTATTTGGAACACGCAGATAAATGAATTTAATCTTATCGCCGTTCTGAATAAGCTCGTATTGTTTTTCTAAAGCAAGTGAGCGCACCCGATTATTGTAGAGGAGAGCACCTCGTACGTGAATAGGTGTCGCCTTTTTGTAAATAGTAGAACGGCTTGACCACTTAGTCATATCTGTAACTCCTCGAGGAAAGGCGATTTCATCAGCAGGTAAAGATTTGAAATGATCTTTGAAAAGTTTAATTGCCTCTTGTGTTTTAGATTCATCGCCACTTACAATAATCTTAAACATCTGATTCATTGCTTTTCGGCATACTTGAGGTGTTGATGACTTAACTGCTTCAATACCCATCATCTTAATTTTAGGTTCAGCATATTGAACACCCTCGTTGTTATGCACATTAAGAATGTATCTTTTCTTTGCAGTCCAAATACCTCGATCAGCGATTGCTTCACGTTTCATAACCATGCGATTCGTATACGCATTTGATTTATCGGCAAATTCTTTAAAGGCCTTTTCAAGCATAGGTTCAATAGCTTTAGAACCAAACTTGTCAAGAAAAGAAATAGGATTATTTGGCTTAAACTTTTCAATAACATCATTAACACCAATATAAAGCGAATCAGTATCCATAGCAATAACACGATCTTTGCTTTCGCCAATGAAATTGTCAAGAAAAGCATTTACACTTTTTTCGCCATGTTTAATGACAGATTGACCAGTCATAGTAATACCAGATGCGATGCGAAGATCGAAGTAACGAAAATATTTGTTACCCATAGCACCATAGAGAGAATTAAGAAGAATCTTAATTGCTGTCTGAAGAGTTTCTAATCGAGCGACTTGGCCTGAAGTTACTTGGTATTCTTTACGTTGACGTTTTGAAATAGTTTCTAGTTTAGTCTTTGCTTCGAGCATTTCATTTTTAACAGTGACACGCTTTGCATAAAGTTCTTCAACAATCTCAGGAATAATACCTTTTTTCGCCTTACTAAATACTGCTCCATTTGAAGCTGTAGCGCCTTCTGCACCAGGCATACCTAAGATTGTTTCAGGCGACATATTGTATTGAACAATAAGATTTGGATAAAGCGAGTTGAGGTCAAAGGACATTACCCAATCATGCATACCAACACGAGGATCCTTAACGTAACCACCAGGAAAAGCTTCAGATGTTTTTTCCTCGGATGGAATCGTTGCAATTTTAGATCGAGCAAGACGACGGAAAATAATCGAATCCCATATCGCACACGTACCGAGAGTATCTTGGTAATTCACACCGCCAAGATATGCCATAGTCATAACAAGAGTAATGAGACCGAGTTTTTCTTCCATACGTTCGATAAGCTCGACATCTTTAATGTTATAGTCAACAAACATTTGATAGTCTGCACCATAAAGATCGCGTAATGAACCTACTTCAGAATAGTCTAGTTTTTTCTCGCCTAGAACAACACTTGAAATATGATTAAGAGAATAAGATTCTTGATTGCCATACGTATAAGCAAACTTTTTGAACAATTCCATATAGTCAAGATGCTGAATACCCATAATGTCAAATGTAGTTCGGACACTACCTTGAACACGAATATCTCTGCGTTCAATCTTACGCCATGGAGAAATATTACGTACACGTTCTTCACCAAGAAGAAAAACCATACGTGAAATCATATATGGAATATCAAAAAAGCGTGTATTCCAACCAGTGATAACGTCTGGTGTATTATCAGGCGTTGACCAATATTCAATGAAAGCTTCGAGCATTGAAGACTCATTGGTGAATTGGCGGTATTCAATATTGAGATGCTTTAGCTCTGTTTTTTCTTCATCATACGGCTTAAGACCCCACACGATATATGTTTCATCCTTTGAGCTTTTAAGAGCAATAGTAAGAATTTCATTAACTGGATTATCAACCTCAGGAAAACCATCACCAAAGGATGTTTCAATATCAAGAGATGCGATGTCAATTAATCGACGATCATAAGGAATTTCGTTTGGAAACTGACCTTGAATAAAGGCCGGAATATGTCGTTCGTTGCCATACAATTTAAAGTCAGGAACATCGCGATATGTTTTTTGAAAGTCGCGAAGCTCTGACATAGAGCTAAATTGGATAGGATCAACTGGAACTCCATCTAGAGATTTCCATGTCGTATTTTGCTTTTTTGATTTGAGGTAGAGCGTTGGCTTGTATTTAATTCGATGAGAAATCTTTTTACCATCATCATCGTAACCACGATAGAGAAGATGATTTCCAAACCTTTCGACACTCGTATAAAACCCACCTAGTAACATGAGAGTATTATACCCTATTTACACAAATTTGTAAATACTAAAATTGGCTATTCATTATCAACCATAATTAAGTCAAACATTGCACCGCCGCCGCATGTATTACCAGAATCTCCGCGTATTTCTAAATCGGTTTTTTCTTCAAATTTAAGAGGAACGGGATACTGGTATGTAAACGGAGTACCAAATGTTCCCGTCTGCCCTTTGAGATTCCATGCTCCGTTAAATGGTCTTGCAAATAATTGGAAAATAGCATCTGTATTCTTATCAACAGAAATTGTGGAGGCCAATAGATAAGCAGTCTTTCCAGCTGGAATTGTATACAAACACATAAGCGTTTGACCATTCTCAGGTAAAATTTTTGCTCTATCTGATCCACCAATAGTTACTGTTATAGTTCCGACATTCGTATCTTGACCACTACCTGGAGTTGTTACCTTTACTCTAAAAATTCTTAAAAGATCAGTTGCAGCGTTATCGCCAAGAGTAATAGTTTGTGTGACTACATTGTAATTAGAATCTAAACCTTGTATTTCTATTTGTGCACCATTATCATCTGTCGATGAACTAGATGCAGTAACTGTTCCAGCAGATGTTGAATAGCTATAAACGGTTTGGCCATCCCAAATTGTAACACCACCAGAAATGTCATTAGAGTATCCAAATTTATTGATATGCGAATATCCAGAAACTTCACCAGAAGCAATAGGGATATTCGATGCTGATCCGCTAGTATTTAAGATATTTCCATCTTTATCAGCTAACATTACAACTTCATATTGTTGCGTATTATTCGCATTAAGCGTTTGTGTTACTTTATTCCAAATAGCCATATTTCTATTTATAAAAAAAACTCTCTTAAGTTTTACCTTAAGAGAGTTAAAGTTAACCAATATGGACCAATACTTATTTAATTAGTCATTAATTTCAAAGGATTTTGGTTTTTTCTCTTCAGGAATTTTCTTCTCTAAAAACACAGATAGAATTCCATCAGTGAGAGATACTTCTGAAACTTCAATGTATTCACCTAACGTAAACGTTTTATTAAATTTACGCATTGCAATTCCTTTATGGATAATTTCACTATCACCAAAGAAATTGGAATCATTTGAAGAAACTGTAAGAACGTTTTCTTCTTGTTTAACAGACAAATCACTCTTACCAAATCCAGCGACTGCAATAGCAATTTCAAAGCTATCTTCATCGTGTTTCACCACGTTATGTGGTGGGTATGTTGGCTGTTTTGAACTCAATTTTTCGATTCGGTCAAAAACGGAATCGAACCCGACTGTCCACGCATGTGGAATATTGTATGTTGTCATTTTTTTTATCTCCTTATTTAAGCGAGTTAATAGTGCGGACTCCTTTCGGACATCCAATTTAAATAGCTTCTTGCTATTCAAAACTTATTTATACGATTTAACGTTCCCAATCGTGTATTTTGTTTCTAAATTCCATTCGCTTTTATCACGATGTGAAATAATCTTTATGGCTCTTAGAGAAACTTTTGGCTTTGCAGATTCTGGAATAACTATTTCCAATAAGCCCCAATCAGATAATAACGTTGCAATAGTATTTCTTCTACCTAAATCATCTTCAGAAAAATTTGAAGGTTTTCCATCGAGGAGAAAAAGTTCTTTAAAATGCACGATAAAATACCGACCTTGCTTATGTAAAATATGGCAACTTTGATAAAGCGTGTTATGTTCTCTTTTTGACGATACTCCAATACGAGTAAGAGTTTCTTTTATTTTTAAAAAATCGTCAGGTTCATCAATACGAACCTCTAGCATGCTGTGTGGTGTCCATTCTATAATATTTTCACTCATGTAGTGTATTTATAAAAAAAGAAAACTTCACATTATTTTTTAATTTTTTTAAAAGTCCAAGAAAATAATTTAATATAAAGCAAAGCTGTTCCTACAAAATAGACGTGTTTTATTGTATTCTTTTTCATTTTCCTCCCTTATCATGTTTCTTATAAAGTTTATTTATTTCATTCTTATTAAATAAAGGATAGACAGCTTCTGCCTTCTCTCTTGAATATCCATATTCTTTTTGAATTATTTCAACATCTTTCATAACATTTGCTTTTTTTCCCCATTTAGAAAATCTACGCTTTGCAGTAACGATATTACGATAAAAATCATATTGCATACGATTAGGAATATTATGGTGAATATTCATTTCATTTGCAAATAGAATAGTGTCTTTAAAGTAAGACAAACCACGATTAATCATAAATGGAACGTATGCTTTATCAGGAGAGTCTGGATTTGTAATTTCAAGAGAATGATCTGCCTTACAATCTTCTAATAAATGCTTTCCTTTTCGACCATCGTTGATCGAATTAATAAAAGTGAATGGTGTTAATTTACTCATTTCCATTCAGATGATGCCATGATTTCTGTTAAACAAGCCACAGTGTTAAGCTCTTTATCAGCTACAAAAGCAGCCTTATATTGATAATCAGCAAGGATTAAAATAATAGCCGGAATAGATTGCGGTTGTGCATAATCATAAAGTGTATCATAGATACGCCTAAAAATGACAGATGAATCGATGTCTGTATTATTAGTCACCCAAGATCTCATATTTTTAAAATCCTTTGATTTGAGATAACCAACAAGTGCAGCAATATTCTGATCAGACATACCAATTAAGATATCAGCAGTTATCTCACCAGATGATGAATACCTTTGAACTTCGTTAATAACTCTACGCCAATCAGGTGCATACCGCATAATCAATTCAGCAAGAATTTTATTATTAAAGCCTACATTTTCGGCTGTAAGAATATCTTGAAGTCGCTTCATAAAACCAGCAGCAAGTTCTGCCAGTTGTTTTTTAGTAGTATTAAACTCAATTACAGAACAACGTGAATGAAGGGGTTCAATGATTCGATTCTTAAAATTACATGTAAGTATAAATCGACAATTAGCACTAAATTCTTCAATGAAACCTCGAAGAGCAGGTTGTGTAGATTGCGCATTCAAGTAATCAGCCTCATCAAGGATAACTACCTTAATACCTCCATTTAAAGAAACTGACGAAGCAAACTGCTTAATCTTAGAACGAAGAACGTCGATACCACTTTCTTCTGAAGCATTGATAACCATGTAATCGAGATCTAATTGATTACACAACGCTTTAGCAACTGTCGTTTTACCAAGACCTGCAGATCCTGTAAGAAGCATATTATGCATTTCACCAGTATCAACAATCTTTTGAAAAGTCTTTTTTAGACTTTGAGGAAGAATACAATCTTCGATAGTTTGAGGGCGATATTTTTCAACCCATAGGAATTCACTTTTACTCATAAACAAATATATTATAGGCTATTTTAGCCTAAATGTACATAAAAAAATGGCTCGGGTACTTGGATTCGAACCAAGGGCCTAGTGGTTAACAGCCACCCGCTCTGCCGCTGAGCTATACCCGAATTAGAAATATGGAGCTTCCTGTCAGACTCGAACTGACGACCCCGAGATTACAAATCACGTGCTCTACCAACTGAGCTAAGGAAGCAAAAAATTACTTAAAGATGTTGGTCAATCGTGAAAAAATACCTGGTTTTTCAACTTCGATATATTTCACAACTTCTTTTTCAATCACCTTTGGTTCAGGTTCAGAAAATTGAACAGGATATACATCCTCTGGATTTTTCTTTGCACGGTTTAAAGCTTTTTCCATATCACTATGTGTAAAAAGATACGCTTCACCATTTTCTCCAAAAACATGAAAATATTGTTTTGATGAACTTGTTCTTCCGTTCTTATTTGTAACAAGGCTAATATAAGCTCTCTGTGGATTTTTTTTAGTCATAATCTAAAATTTTATTAAAGTTATGGCCAGTTTTACAACATAGCCAGGTTGCCGAGTTGGTTACTCCGAGGTTTCCTCAGTCCCCTCTGTGCTAGGAGCATCCGTCGGATTCTCTTCTTTTGGCACATGAAATTCAACAAAAGCCGCAAAAGAGTCGCGGACATTTCCTACGGCAGAGAGTTCAGATCCTCGAAAGGCTCCGCGCTCTGACGAAAGATCAATGATCTGAACGACCGCTGCAATTTGTTGAACAGATAGTTGAGGTTCTGCATTTTCCTGTGTTACTTCTGGAGTATTTTTTGTTTCTTCTGACATAATATATTATGAGTTATAGTTTGAGTTTTTTTCAAGTGCGATCCAATATTGGGTTTTGTTATTTATACCATTCCATTGTGAAATAAGTTTAGAACTTACTGAAATTTCATAATCGTCTGGTAGCAATTTCAAGTTAGAAATAAGAAATTGGAAATCATAAGACCTTGATTCTCCATCGCCAATATTAAGACGATATGTATTTGCAGAAGAATTATCAGGATCTTTTACTTCCAAATATACCTTATCACTATCTTCAGTTGATACAATAGAGACTACCGCATGTCCTAATGCACCTCCTGCTTTACGAATTTCATTAATAATATTCGAAGTAATTTTTACTTCGAAATCTGGCTCCGGCATATTTACATCTTTTTGCGGAGATGTAAGAATAAGAGGATCAGAATAACGATAATTCACAGAAGCTCTTTCGTTTCTAATTGACACCGAATTATCACCAAAGTCCAATTCTGGATCTTCAATAAGATTGAGTGCAGACAAAAATTCGTTTAAGTCATAGATTCCCACTTCGGTATCGAAGGTTTCCTCAACTGTTGCATTTGCCATAATATTTTTAGCATCCGCAATGGTTGATAGCTTGTTGCCATTTTTAATCACAAGGTTTGGATTAATGGCAGAAAAGTTCTTTAAAACTTCGATTGTTTCTTTACTGATTTTCATAAACTTGAGTTATTCTACACTATTTTTAGCAGTTTGTAAATAATAAAATTCCAATAAAAACATCATACAGCAGATTGCGTGTGCGGCATGATGAATGCCGGTCTCCTCATCAGTCGTTTCTCCACGTTGTAAGGCCCATAAGTGACGTTGCGCTGCAGCAAAATAACGATTATCAAGATTCTCAAGGAATTTCCAATTGTTTCTGTCATATTTTTGGGCACCATAGGTTAAAACCTTTACTACGTCGTCGAGAGCATTCGGAGGAACTAAGCTATAGTCTGGTTTTGTTGAATCGTATTTAATTCCTGTTGTGTTCACAAATTATTATACTGTATTTTAAGCTAATTGTAAATCACTTTTTTTCATTTGGCTAAAATTATTCACCTTTTCAAATTCTATTTTAGCAGGAAATTTACCTTCTAGTAGATCCTGTTTATGGGAAATAATAAAAACGTTTGTTTCGTTTCCAAGTGTATAGAGAATTTTAATAAGGTTGTCAACTCCGTCTGCATCCATACTTGAATCAAATGTCTCGTCAAGAACCAAAAGGTTTGTATTGGCACTATTTTTCATCTTAGCTATTTGTCGCCATGCAAAAAGAAGACTCAAATCAATCCTTTGTTTTTCACCTTCAGAAAATGAAGCATACGTAAATTCATCTCTATGACGAGATTTAATTGTTTCGTTAAATGAATCATCAAGATGGAAGAGAACAAAGAAGTCAAGTACCTGTAAATATTGGTTAATCAACTTATTCATAATAGGGAGATACTGACGTATAACCTTTGTCTTAATTCCAGTATCTCTTAACAATTCACCAATGGCATCAAAATAAGAACTAATTTTTGCTTGTTCAACCCTAACAATATTAAGCTCTTCTTGCTTTTTTCTATCGTTCAAAAGAATTTCTTGCGCATCGCTACTATCTTGCTTATCTATCGTTTTTGAAAGTGATTGTATTCTATTTTTAAGAATATTAATCCGTGTTTGATTGTTAAGAATACTACTATTAACTTCGTTTAAATGAACTATTTTCTTATGTAGTACCTTAACATTTTCTTCAACTACCTTCAATTTTTCTTTTGCGGAATAATAGTCTTCATTTAGAGATTTGGCTTTTGCTTTACATTCATGGTTTTTATTCTTTTTAAGATCTTCAGAAATATCCTGTGAACAAGTAGGACAACAATCGTTTTCATCATAAAAAATAGATTCTTTTACAACATCATCCATTTTCTGTTTAAGTGCATTGATAGTTATAGCATAATCATGGCTAGTTGATGTTTCTTTATTATGTAATTTTAAACTTAAATCATAATCTTTGTCATATTCATCCTGTAAAGAAGTATTACTTTTTAGCAATTCAGCAATTTCTTCGTTTAAATTTGCGATTTCTTTTTGACGCTTTTCTTCTTGTGACGAATCAATCTTTTTTAATTCATCAATATGTTTTGTTTGGAGACTGATCCTTTCTTTAAGGATATTTAAACTGTTGTCGGTTTCTGCCATCTTATTTCTAAGATGTATTGTTTTTTCTTTTAGAACTCCATTCATTTTTGTGAAGATTCCAATATCAAGAAGATCTTCAATCACATTCCTCCTTTGATGCGAAGGTAATTGCATAAATGGAATAAAGTTTGATGAACCTAAAACAACAACCTGATGAAAAGATTTGTGATTCAGTTTAAGAATATTTTGCTCAATAAGTTTTTGATAATCACGACTATGTGATTCTTGATTTAACAAATTACCATTACGATAAACCTCAAAAATGTTAGGCTTTATCCCTCGAATAATTTTGTATTCTATAGATCCAACTGAAAACTCAA